ATAGGTAGGCGTCGGGGAAGTATTGCAGCAGCCAGTTTGACGTGTTGCTATCGGACAACGCGTCGATCTTGGCGTAGTAATATAGCTCCGTCGCATATGTTCCATCGGGAACGGGGAACACCTCAATCTCGCCAGCCGTGATCGCGTAGTAGCGCGGCTCGTTGGTGGCGTTGGCCGTGCGCTGCTTGCGCTCCAAGAGCTGAAACTGGCTTAGCAGCTCAAGCGGCTGCGTGTTGCCCGAGGTAATATACATCCGTATGACCTCGTAGAAGTCGGCAGGCACGGCGCTGTATTGCGTATCGATGTTGGCGTTGGCGCGCTTCTCCTGACGCCAGTGGCGTATCTGGCGGTTCATGTCTGCCTCGGCCAGCGAAATAAACGTCGGGATGACGCTCGTCAGGTCATCGCGATCAAGGAAGTCTGCGATGCTGGATTGCAGCTCTGCGTATGTTGTTATGGGCATTGTGTTGCCTTTATCACTGTGTTAACATTCACCCCTACATGGGAGAATAGCATGATTGACGAAAATGATACAGAACTTGATCTAACAGATCCGCTTGTTGCAGGGATATTATCTTTGGCGTTTATGATACAAGGCACGTCAGATGACTTGCCGCCAAACGTCATGGAGGTAATTCGCGATATTGTTGATGAAGAGCGCAATTAATAATTCCTCAAGTAATTCATCAATAAGCCTTGCGCGTATTCTATCGCGGCTGGCCGACCAAGCTGCTTTTCCAGATCCATAAATGTTGAGCTTTCCTCAACAAACTGCTGATCCATAAGCTGGCTTGTGTTTGGGTTCATCGTAAACACGCGCTGGTCTGATGGAAGCGTATAGTCTCGCGGGGGCGTGTTCGACCCGAAGCGATAACCGCTTTGCAATGCGGCGTCTCTCAGCCTTGGGAGCGCCGTATCTCTCGCCATAATTGTCCACGGAATACTTGTGCCATATGTGCCAGAGGTTGTGCCTTCTGCAGCGGCGTATTTGGTGTCGTATGACGGGTGATCCGCAGATAGCAAGCCGCGCTGCACGTCAGGCGTTCCAAACCTATAACCGCCGCTGAAGCTTTCCACATCCACAAGATCAGGATTGGTTGTGCCAAACCTGATCAAGCCGACATCTGGCGCGCCTTCGAGCGCCTTCATGTCAGCCTGATCTATCCGCTGCATAAATGGCTTTCTGATTTGCTCTGGACTTTGCGTGCTGAACCAATCTCTGAAAGCATCGGAAGACACGCTTGGGATCGGCATGTTGGCGGCCTCTTGGATCTCAGGTAAACCTTTCTTTGCTCGCTTCTTGTTTTCTGAAGCTAAAGTTTTTTCCTGATATTTTCTTACAATTTTAGCCAGCTCGTCGTCTATAGATTTGACGGTATCTTTCGGCATATCTACTGAATACATATACTCGCTAAACAACTCGCCCTGATGCTTCGCAAAATCTCCAGACCTTTCTCCCATTGGCGCGTATGAAAGTTTTGCTTCGCCGCCAGCTTCAACAAACGGCAGCAATACGTTTTGCTTAGGCTTCATCACACCCTTGTGCGATGCCCAAACATCGCCGGTATCCATGTATTCTGGGCCAGCATAAAGCCTGACAGGACGTTTTAACGTCACGTCTCCAAGCTTGTTGATTTCAACATCGCCAGCCGTTCTGTCGCCAGCAGCAAAAAACAATGTTTTGCCTTGGTCTTGGCTTGGCGTTATCAACGTTGGGGGCGTATTAGCCTCAAGCGTTTCGCCTTCAACGCGCCAATTATATGGGGCGTCTTTTTGCTTAGCGCTTAAAGAAAACGGCGTGAACATGGCTGGATCTTTAGCGCGCCCGCCGCCTTCCCTCGGAGGCTCAAAGTAATCAGACCCAAGCGTAACCCTCGCCGCGCTTAAATCTTCTGTTTCTCCAGCGCGCTGAAATATCTCGCCGAGCATGTCGGGATCGAGCTGGATCGCTGAACGCGCAAAGCCGGACGCGTCTGCTGCAAGCTTGCCAGCGTCCTCTGCGATCTGCTGCTGCGCGGGCGAGCCGCCAAGCAGCCCCTCCATAACGCCTTGGATGGGCGTCAGGTATCCGCGTGCAGCCAGAGCGGCAGGCGTCAGTGCAAGCGCCATCTCGACACCCATATCAACCGCAGCGCGCCTGCGCGCCTCCGCAGTCTGGTCGGGATCGAAGACAACGCCGCCTGCTGTCATCGCGTTCATCTGGCCCTGCACGGGATTCATCTCGGCGACCGTCTCTACCGCTGGGCGTAGGTTTGGTGGAACGTAACGCTCTAAGCCAGCGAACAGCTCGTCAAGCGCGGTGCGGCGCTGCTGGCCGTTGCTGAAGAAGTTAAAAAGCTGCTCCATTAATCTAACAACCCTCTTTTTAAGTTAAATGCTGATCTAGAATTTATTATACCACGCCTCTCGGCTTGATCTAAAATGCTTTGGATCTGCTGGGTTGTTGCCGTGTTTATGTCAATCCCACTATTTTTGAACAAGTCGCCAAGATCTTGGTTGCCTCTAGCTTGCTGCTCTAAGACTAAAAGACCAACAGGTTTTGAAGCGTTGGCGGCCATAATATTGGACAAGTGCGCCAGTCTGGGGTCGGCACGCGCAGAGCGGGAGCGGATGTTGGCGGGGTCAATAATTGTGTATTCGCCAATATCACCCATGCCAGAAAAGCCTTGCTCGGCAACTCTTTGCGCTACCAAGCGATCTGCAGCCTTTCTAGCTTCAAAACTCTTATCACCACTTTTACCAAGATCCTCTAAGGCTTGCGAAAACATACTTTTGTAATTTCCGCTAGGCATCATTTTACCTTTAGTCATGATTGGATAGTATGCTCCAGATTCACCACCCTCACGACGATTTGGCTCCGCAAAGTATTGTGATACTCCTATGCGGCCATCTAAAAGTGGGTCAACATAAACACCGCTTCCAATCGCACCATGCTCGGACGGCCTGAAAGCCAATATATCAGGGGTCTCGTCGTCAAACTCTCCCCCTCGCTCCTTTGACGTGCCATGCATGCCCTCGCGCCTATATCCCATCTGGAACAGCCGTAAGCTGCGGCTATCTGCATCCATCGGCAAGTCGTAATTTTCAAACAGATACTGGTTTAGCTGCGTTGTCTTTACGCTGTCGCCCATGTCAAACATGTCGTCGGTGATGTTGGCAGCCTCACCCTCCTTCAGCATGTTTAGGATCATGTCTCCGCGTTCTTTCGGGGCGCTTGGCAGAGATGTCTTTGTTGGCCTTAATCCGCTTGCGGCAACGCCGCCGCCAGTCATGGCCAAGCCAGCCATGGCAAGCGCATCGTTTAAGGCGTCTGCGCGTGGCGGCACACCTTGCGCGTATTCTCTAGCAGACTCAACGCCGCGCGTGCCGCCGGTAATAAGATCCACCAAACCCTGCGGCACGGCAGGCGTTGCTTGGCCAGACCGCAAGGCGTCAAATATAGACATCCCCTGCGGCGCGTCTACCGGCAGAAATGTAGACCGACGCTTGCCCTCTTCCGGCGCAAGCAGCCCCATCAGCTTGCCTGCCATGCTGTTGCGATTGCGGTATTCGCGGCGCAGCTCGTCAAGCTCCGCAGGCGTGCGATACATCGCTTCTTCTTGCATCTGCAGATTAAAGTCGCGCGGCGACAGGTTAAATATGTCTATGGTCGCCATATCAACAATCCCATGCTCTGCGCGACCAATAATTCGCGCTCAACTTGCTCGACTTGCCCTTGATGCCGCCGGAGCGTGCGCAGTAGGACGCCTTGCGCTTAGGCTGATCCTTCTTGATGGACATGGCGGGGTCGCCAAAGTTAACCTTCTTCACCGTGTCGCCCTCAACCGCCAGCACTTCAAACTTCTTCGGGCCGCCGCGTCGCGGTTTATTTACCGCCGTGAACCCGTGGCGCTTCTTCGCTGCTGCAATCTTCTCTGACTTGGTGCGCGCCATGCTATTTCTTCTTTGCGGTCTGCGCTGATTTCTTAAACGCCTTCGCGGTAGGCGCGCCCTTGCTGCCCGCCTTGCGCATCCTTTCGCCAGAACCAGCAGCGATGCGCTTACGCTTCGCGTGGATGTTTGCGTATAAACCCTTCTTCGGCATCCTATGCTCCTTCGCCCCACTGGACGCATTGATAATCCGTTGCGCGGTATGCAGGAAACATCTGCCGCGCGTATTCCAGCCCGCTCGGTATGGACTGTATGCACTGGCTCTCGCTCTGCATCACGGGGCTGCCAAACGCAAAGCAGTTACCCTCGACGCTGCAAAGCAAAAGCAGCGCCGTCCACATCACTAGTAAGCGCCCATGCGCTTCTTCGCCATACACGTTCCAGCGCGCTTGCATGCGGCGGGTGTCGGACAGCCCTTACAAGGCTTAAACTTCGGTGCTCTCATGTCACACGTCCTCCGTTATATCTTCCAGCATAATAACATTAAAACGCCAAAAAGAAACCCCGCGCGCGCAATGGGAGGTGCGCGGCGGGGCCAAGTTGCGCGAGACAGGGAGGAAACTCGCTTGAGGTATAGATAGCGCGAGCAGGAGCGCTTGTCCATGTGGGGGTAGGGTAAACGCTTTTACGCGGTCACGCAATCCCCTGCAAATTGCGCTTGAGCGCGCCACGCCAACGTGACATCGGCCCGCTCAGGGCCGTTGCCGCGTCTGACGCCATCGTCAGGCACACGGCGTCGGCAAGGTCAGGCGAGCGCAGGCCGCGCTTGCGCATGGCGTCCTTGCTTTCGGCAGCCATCTTCCCAGAGGACGTGAACGCGTAGCGGATGCCGGTCAGGTCAGCCAGCAGCTCGTCGTCGCTGGGCAGCTTGCAGCTGCGATCCTCCAGCCACGCCTTGCACTTAAACCACAGCTCCGTGCGCAAGTTGTTATACGTCTCCTTCATCGACGGCGCCTCGGCGACGTTCACGCCGCGCACGGGGGCGCCAAGCTCGTGCATCCGATCCACGACGCCCGACCCTATGCCGATGCTGTCAACAAGGATCTCGCTGGGCTGCTGCGACGGGGGCAGCGCATCGTATTCAGCCATCACGCGGCCAACGGTCTGCATCAGATCGAGGCCGCGCCACGACTTAATCTCCGTGATCACGCTGCCCTCGCGCTTGCAGAACGCGGTGCGGTCGGTGCCAAAGCGCGCAGGGTCAATCGCCCACACGGCGCGCGTGTTAGGCGCAACCTCGATATCGCGCCGCATCGCGGCCTCGGCTAAGTGGTACGGCACGATCGTGTCATCGTCAGCAAGCGGAAACTCGCCAAGCACGCGGATGCGGAACGCGTTGCTCTCCTCCCCGTAGCGCGCGCGCATCTCGTCAACGAACTCGTCGCTGACAAGCGGGCTGTCAACGCACGACCAGCGGCGCGTCCACCAGCTGCCAGCGAGGCGCGTCTGGCTCTCGTAAAACGTGCCAGAGGATCGCGTGGGGTTGCTCAGCAGCACCGTGGTGGCGCTGTGGCCCGACATGCTGCCGGCGGCGGCCTCAAACACCTTCTCCGGCACACCTGACGCCTCGTCAATGACCAGCAGCACATGCTCGCTATGCACTCCGGCCAGCGCCTCAGGCGTTTCCGCGCGAGACGTGCGGGCCGAGATGAACGCTTCGGACGCGGCAGCGGTCAGCTCAACGCGGTCAGACTTCACCGTGACCATGTCCTTCAGATTAGGCGGCAGCTCGTTGATCCACCGCTTCATCTCCGCGAACAACGCGTCAAAGAGCTGGCCAGATGTGGGCGCGGTGACGACAACCTTATTCGGGAAG